TCAGGCTTGTCAGGTAGGGGGCGACTTTCGCAACTTCATCAGCCGCAAATCCTATACGGGCAATACCGTCTTCAGGCCCCATTGAGTAGACGCCATTAAACTTGTAATTAATAGGACGCAGCTTCTTTATGACTTCCAGCCCATCTGTGAACTCTGATATATCCATCTTCGCCGCCGAGTCAGACAGGGAAGAGATAGTGCCGTCGTTGGTGTAGGTGTCCCCAACCGTGTCGATGCGTAGCCGCTCCGTCGGTGAACTTCCCGTGACCGTTGCAGTCCCAAAACTCAACCGCCCGCCTGTCTGGTTTTCTGCCGGGGAAGCGTCGTCTACTTCCGCATGTATGTCTGCGATAGACGAGGCGAAGTCTGCACCATCGTCGATATACCAAGCAATCAATCCCGTGGGGTCGTTGTCTGCGACAGTCCCGCCTGCGGTTCCAATCGTTGCACTCCGTGATTTCAGGAACCTGAACGTAGGCTGGCCCGCATCAGCCGAGAACCTTGCGACCCCCATTGCCGCGTCTGCTGTTCCCGTTCCCAACACCTGTGATTCTATGAGAGTCCCACCGACGGCCACCTGCGCTGTATGCCCTATGACTACGCCGGACCCGTTCGCTACGATGGCGTCTCCTGAAACCGTGAGCGCACCAGTGGCAGTCGCTCCCGAGATCGTAGCGGGTCCGATCACCGTCAGTGAGTCCGATGTCAGCGTGTCGATGTCTGCGTATTCGAGGTCTGAGCGGTTTCCAGCGGTCTGGACGAAGGGGCCGATCACCGTCAGGGAGTCTGTCGCCAGGGTGTCTATGCGGGCATATTCAAGGTCGGTGCGGGCACCCGCGGGCTGGGTGAAGAGGCTCTCGACGGTCAGAGAGTCTACGGACAGGGAATCGTCGACGGTGATACCCGTGCCCGAGAAAGTCCATATACCCTCGGCTTCGGTGGTGCCGCCGCCGAGGGTGTCTATATTCGCCCTGGCTGCCACGATGCTGTCGCCGGCGACGATCTTTATGAATGTCCCGCCCTGGAGGAGCTGGTTGTTGATCCAGTCTACGGGGTCCTGGTCGTTCGTCTGCACCCTGGAGGCGAAAATCACGTCGCCGTCGCTGAAAGTCCACGTCAGGGCAGCTGTGGATATGGCGTGGGCGGTGCCCGTCAGCATCAAGAGTAGAAATAGCAGCTTTTTCATCGTGCAAAGGCTCCTGAGAGGATGTCTCCGTATATTGTGATGCCGTCCAACTCGAAGTCGTCGGTGGTGCGTAGTGTCATATCAAAGAACCTCCCGCGCCCCTTCAGTTGTGCCGGGATGGTACCGAATATGTTGCCGCCGAATGTCGAAGCTCCGAATACCGCCACCCCAAAGGTGCTGCCGGCTACGCCGCCGGTATAGCTTCCGGTGACGGATGTCTTGCTTCTGTAGGTTCTGTAGTTTATGGTCACCGTCTTGTCGCCGCCCTCGAGCTTGCCGTCTATGGCCAGACCCAGGAGTATGACCTCACGTCCACCGCCGAGGTCGTAAAATGGCGTCTGCAGTTCCGCGGAGATACCTTCGCTGTCATCCAGCGCCCCCTCGTCCATGAGGTATACGAAGCCGTCATACCCTCCTGTTATGAGCCTCGAGCGGCCATCGGCGTCTGTGATGGTGTATCCCGATGCAAACGACAGGGGCTTTGTTGCCGTGCCCTGCCATATCGAGTAGGCAGGATGGGGGTCGTCGTCGGCATCCACCGTCCACTGGTCGTAGTTCAGGCATATAACCTTGTTGTTGTTGGTCTGGTTTGTGCCGTGGGGGAGCCCGAAAACCACGAGGTTCTTCTCGGGGATCTCTCCCACCCACCCATAGCGTATCCTGCTCCAGTTTACACCCGCGAAAAACGTCTCCAGGGGCTTGGAGATATACCGTGGGGGTCCAGGTTGTCCGGGTTCTATGTGGTATATGCCCTTGTTGGGCTGGCCTATGAAGAACGTCCCCTTTTCGGTGTTTATAGCCAGGTCGAAAGCCGGGCAGCCCACGTTCCCCTCGATCTGCTGGAACAGAAAGGGCATAGACCGCTCGCGGGCTTCCAGGAACATCGTATGCGTCGACCTCTCCTGAAACAGTATGAGGTGGTCGTTGTGAACCACCGCCGCACGTATCGCCTGCGATCGGTTCAGGTCCTGTGCCTGGTCGGCGCCGGCATTCTGCGGGTCGAAGGGGTTGCTCCATAGAAGCCCATAAGGTCTGACGTTGCCGTCGCGGTCCGTGATGTTGGCGTATATGATGTGCTCCTTGTAGGGCACCACCATCTCCGCCTTGCTGGGTATACCCCGTATCGTCTCCAGCACCGCCGCGGAGGTGGCACTGGAGGGGTCGCTGACGATAAAGGGGAGGTTTGTGCCGTCTGTCCCTATAAGTTTGCCGTCCCACGTCGCCAGCACGGGACGCACATCCGCACCGGAAGCTATGGTTATACCGTTTGTGATGTCTAACTGTGAGGCTCCGGCGTAGAGGCTGCCGCCGACGATGTATGTATCCAAAAATGTCTGGTTGCTCACCACCTCGTGCTGAAATACCCTCTGCACCGTGGCACCACCGTTGAGGGCCGTCTGGAACTCTTTGACGTATCCCCGGCGGGTGTGCAGGCTGTTTCTCTGCACCGTGAAGTTCAGGAGGCTGCGGAACATCCACGGCGGGATCTCTATGGGGTCGGACTTGTCATCCTGGCCGCCGTTGAGTTTATAGAGTTTCGCAAGCGGACTTCTCACTGGAACCTCGGTCCTGGCAGCCGCGTTATCGTCATCTTCGTGGTGACATCCACGGTATCTCCAGAAGCCATGCGCGGCACCGTCCTGAGTCTCCCATACAGCGCATCATCGGGGGGGCTGGCGATGCTCGTATATCGCGTGGTATCGGCGGTTCCCGATACTATCGCGGAGTCTATAGCCGCCCAGGGCACGAAAAAATCCGGGTCGTTGACGGGTGCTATGTCCAGCCATATCAAGACATTTATGCTGTCGTTGCGGCTGGCGTACTTCGCGTAGAGGCGAATCTTGTCTACGGCTCCCACCCACACCCCCAGCGTGGTATCGGCCGATGCCGGCGCCGATTCTGCCGAAGCCACGGCTTTGTGCATGTTGTAGTTCGCCTGCCCCGGAGCCGTTAGGGCCTCATTGGGGCTCTGTGCCATCACGGGGAGAAATAGCAGTATCACCCACAGCATCTAATTTCTCGCATTCACAGAGCGCCGTCCGGGGAGCTTGAAGATGCTCGGCACCGTGACCTTGCGGGGTCCACCCCTGACGGGGCGGCATCTCTCCACCATCTGCTCGAGAAGCGACTGCTTGCCGAACCTCCTGCCCCTGGCGTCGTAGTCGTCTTTCAGGGCCTTCCAGGAAGCTCCGAGGGGATCCTGGTATTGCATAGCCCGCCACTTGGCGCCCTCCACGAGTGCGCGGTGCCACTCTGCGGGGATGCCGGAAGTATCGCCGTCGGCAGAAAGGGCTGTGAGGCCGACATACCCCCGGAAATACACAGAAGGGTTGCCGGTCACCCAGTCCGCATTGGGGGCGACATCAAAGACCACCTGCCGCCGCAAGACGCTCCAGTATTCGGGGTTTCCGATGCCGGCGGCGTTGGCGGCGTTCATCCACCCCGGGTTCGCACGGTCCTGCTGATCCGGCCAGAAGAACTTCAGGTCGCCCTTTACGGTATGCACGGAGTCTATGTTTATACTCTCCAGAACCACGGTGTTGCTTTCGAGGTCCGTGGTCGGAAAGGCATAGAGGCGCGTAGAAGCAACGGGGGTTATGGAAAACTCGTGCTCCAGAAACCACCAGGTATGAAACTCCTGCACGTCGTCCTGGGCATCGTTGGCCCACCCCGTCAGCAGGGCCTTCTCGTCGGTGTCATCGACGTTCATGCGCGTCTGTGTGGCAACTTCCGAGCGTATCGTTGCCAGGGTTTTTGCCGCCAATGTCTACTCCTTCGCTGCTTTCTTCCTGCGCGTAAACCCCAGACCCTCGAGGGTCTGTGCCAGAGCTTCTGCGGCTTCAGGATTTTTGAATACCACCATAAACTCCGCCATCTGGAGCTCCTGTTCCAGGTCTTCAGCGACGGCATAGGTGTCGGGGCGCTTTAGAAAAAACTCCAGAGCCTTGGGGTCTTCTACCACTGCAACCCTGCGTCCATCTGTGGGTATCCCGAGCACCTGATCTTTGGGACAGAAGTCGTAGGTGAACATCCCCGTGGGGTTGTCCCTGCGTCCGCCCTCTTTTACCCCTGTATATTCCACGATCTTGCGAATCACAACATCTCCCTTCCTTAAAAAACGGGGGTGGGAGTATGTCCCCCACCCCCGTTTTTAACCCTCTTGCCGGTTCTACTTCGCGCTCTGCCTCGTGTAGATTTCTGTGAGGTAGGGCGAGACGTGCAGCGTGTCGTCGGAGGCCAGGCCGATAGAGTCAAAGCGCAGACGGAAGTCCGTGATCTGATCCAGCCCAAACGTTCCGAGGTTGTTGTTTACAGCCGTCGAAAGCAGGTCGACGGTGTGAACCTCCGTCGCCGCATCCGCACCCGTCACCAGCAGCGAGTCGATCGGCACAAATGCCGACCAGCTCGTACCGTTGTCGGGGGTGGTGGCGACGTTGACTTCGATGGTGTCGCTCTGGTCGCCTTCCTCGATAAACACAACCACCTGGAGTACAGCCTTTGTGGCGCCGGTGACAGAAACCGTAACGGAACTGTCCGAAGAGGCGACATCGATAAGGCTGTCTTTAAAGGTGTTCTGTGTCACGAAAGGCACAGCTTTGTTCGTTACCATCGTGCTGCTGTTGGGCGCCGTATCCTGAACGCCCTTCGTAACCGCCTGGAGCTGGCTCGTCGCGAAGATCACCGCGAGGGCTGCAGCGACAGCAAATAGCTTTTTCATCTGTCTACCCTCCCTTTAGTTGACCGCGTCGGCCCAGGTGTCCCAGATGGACGAAGACTGGTTGGTGTATGTGGAGTCGTTGTCGTCGTGATCCCAGTCGGCACGGGCATCGCCGAAAACGGCGTCGATAGCCCATTCGTGCTTGCGCCCGAAGTCCGTGAAGTCCTGTGGAATCAGTTCCGGCAACTGCGTGACGGCGCGTGCCACCGAATGCGCCCCCAGGAAAATCGCCCGGCGCACAGAGGCGCTGTTAGCCCCCGAGCCCGTGGTGACCTTGTTGGAGGTGTGGATGGCGATGCCGTTGTAGATGCCCGTCGCCCGGCTGAAGATGGGGTTGTCCATACTGCGGGGCCCCGCCTCTGACTGCGCGTTGTGCCACCTGTCGTCGGCACGCAGCGTGTGAAGCTGCCGGGGATGGATGATGGCGCAATATCCGCTCTCGCCATTTTCCATCATGATCGGGTTGATGTTGTTCTCTTCAGCCCACGTCCCCATGCGCTCGAGGACCGCGGTGTTGAAAACATCGCCGGCTTCCAGCTCCTCTTCGCTCGTGGCATCGCCACCGTAGAAGAGGTTGGGATGTGCCGTCGAAGATGCTGCCGAGAACTCGGTGATGATGTGTGCCGAATACTTGTTGTAGAGGGCGTTAAAAACGCTGTCGTCCATATACTGAGCATAGACGTTGGCGAGCACCCTGGCAGCGTTGGATTTGGTGTGGAACCTGTTGTTCTGGACCGTCTGTTTGCCGGACCATCCGGTTCCCGTTCGTGCCAGCTCGACGTAGACCTTGAACCCATCGAAGTTCATCTTCTGGATGTTCGTGGTCGCATCGAGGGCAGTGTTGCCGGTAGCAAACAGTGATGTCGACAGCTGCCGAAGCAGACCGATCGTCACCGTGTCGCCGCCGTTGCCGCCCAGTTCATCCTTCTGGACGATAGGATACCAGGCCACGGAGTCCTCGAGACCATCCTCGCCACCCTTGTCCGGGCCGATGAAGCCGTGCTGATTGAAGAAGAGCTTGTTCTGCACCAAAAAGTGCAGTTCATCGGACCACGCACTGCGGGTCAGGATCGCATCTGAGGAGGCTCCGGTGTGGCCATATTCTGCGGCCGAAGAAGCCATTGGTGTTATCTCCTGTATGCAGGAGGTCGCCTGTCAGGCTATGGGATGGCCCAGGCAACCTCTGCGGTTATAGTCTATCGCGATGCATCAGGCAGATAGGGCAGCAGCTTTCTGGCGAGTGCGCGGTCCTGGGCTCTGAGGTCCTGCAGGCGGGAGATCCCCGATCCGGGGCGGTCCCGTTCCATTTCCCTCAAGACATTTGCTGCTGCGCGTGTCCCCTCGGACCCGCTTTCTATCATGTCTGCGAGGTTTGCCGGTGAGTTGGCGCTTTGCCCCCGGGGGGTTCGAGCCTGCTGGCCCTCCCGGAACCTTCGCACCGTGTCACCCTGGATCCTGCTTCCCTCTTCTCCAAGAATTTCTTCAAAGCGGAAGTCGCGTTCTGCAGCTTCCAGTTGCCGCAACGTCAGGGAACCCCCAGGGCCTTTGCCCTGAATCCCCAGGTCGTTGATGTGCCCCTGGAAAGCCTCTATAGCTTCTCCGTTTACACCACCGTCGTCGCTTTGCAACCACGGCCGCGTACTTACAAACTGCTCTGTAACACGGTCGTTGTTCTCGTCGCGCACCTTCAGGCTGTCGGCCGTCTTCCGCGTTCTGTCGTAGGTCTGGAGCCGCTGATCTGCGATGCTCTCGGCCTCATTGCGGATCTGGCTTTTCAGCCAATCCTGATAGGCATCGGGGTCGTCATACTGATCCGGCATCGGACCAGCGGGGGGTGCCTTTTGTTCCCCCGTGACAACCTCGCGCAGCCGCTTGAGGACTCCCGTGTCCTCGGACTTCTCGCTGCGTATAGCCTCAAGATCCCTCTGCTGCTTCTTCACAAGCCTCTCGAGCTCACCGATACGGTTCTGCTCGGGCGGCTCTTTCTTGCCCTGTGACGGCGGGGGTCCGTCGCTCGGAAACTCTATGTCTACGTCTCCGCCCGCTCTGCGTGCGGGTCTGCTCCCCGGAACTGCTGTTTCTGCGGGCATAAAGCCCTCCGACGTTTTCCCCTCCTGACCGCTGCTGTGGGTTGCGCCCACGACTCGGTGCGCCAGGTAGTGCGCGCCGGTCCGGGGGTGGCGGACCGGCGGAAAAAAAAGAGCCCGGATGGCAGGAGCGGTGACGTGGCAGCGTCACCACCCGGTCTGCCAACCGGGCTTATGAGGTGATCCTTAACGGTGGATCTTACCGAACCGCTAACGGCGGTCAGTCAAGGTCTTGTCACGTATCCCGACATCTTCACCCTGGCGTCAGAGTTGGCGGCGCTGCCGCTGCCCACGATAAGCGCGACACCATAGTCCGGGATACGTACAGGGGGATCGAAGGCATAGATGTAGACGTTGGCGAGACTGTCGGCGAGGGCCACGGTGCAGGCGTCTATCACCGTAAACTCATCGGCGATGTCCAGAACATCGGCCCACTCCTGGTATAGCCGCAGCTCCAGGGTGACGCGGCCCGTGTTGCTTGTAGCTTCTGCCGACCACTGCGTGATGTAGTTGCTCTCGTTCTTGGCGTCGAAACGCTGGGCGATATAGCTGTGGTGGGCGCCGGCAGTAAGTGTCGTCACTGTGACATCGTCTGCGGCTTTGCGGAGTGTGAGGCTGTTGGTGGCGCCGCTGTTGGTGCTGTCGATCCACGCCCTCTCGAGCCACAGCAGGGAATCCGATGTCGTGGAGGCAGTGGTGCCGTTGACCCTCAAGATATAGGTCTTGCGTGTGGAGTCCGGCTTTATGCCCATGACGTGAACTCGGGCGCTGTCTTCAGCGCCGCCATATACAGCTTCCACCTTGTCTGCCGCCGACAAGTTGGCGTAGGCATCGAGGTCGGCGATAAGCTCGAATGTCGCATCTACATCGTCGTCGAAGGCATAGACATACCAGGCATTCTGTGCCAGGTTGCGGCCGATCTGCTGGTCGCCTGCCATCTGCTGGGATGCCACGGTACCGCATACCGCCAGAAAGAGTCCGATCACCAATAGTTTCTGCATCATAAGCTCCTACGCCGCAATCCGCGGCTGTTGTGCCGGTAAGCCGCCTTTTGGCGGTCCCTCTTGGAGTGGCATCTGCTGTGCCACCTGCATGAACGTCGGACTCTCGGATACGGCCTTCATCAGCAACTCGGGCTGCGACAGGAGAACCTGAAGTATCTGCCCCATCGTCGGGTCGCCCATCATCTGCGTCAGGGAACTCAGGATCTCCGGGGACACGCCGGTCTGCTCCATCTGCTGCATCATAGACTGCACCTGATTCTGCTCCATCATCTCCTGGAGCATCTCCCGCTTCTCGGGGACCTCCATCTCGTTGAGGACGTGCCTCACAGCACTCGGAACGCCGCCCGTGACCTCGAATACCAGCTTGGCATCTTCGAGCTTCTGCTCGCGGCTGCGCTCGTGGCCGGTGCCCATCGTGATCTTTATGTCATACTTCGTAGCCTCGAAGTCCTTGAGGAGCATCTTGGCCTCGGGGAGAGCCCCCGACTTGGGGTTGCCGTCTTCCAGCTTCCACAACTCGAGACTGTTCTGCCCCTGCCCCTGGTTCCAGCCCATCTGTGTCACATAGTGGTAAGAGACATCCTTCATCTTGTCGGAGATACGCCAGGCTTTCTCGACGGTGTAGAACTGCTGGATGTTCGAGAGCCTCTTGCGTCCCCACTCCGTCACCGCCGACTCTATGTTCCTCTGGAGCCCCACAAGGGCGGTGTCTCCGGCCTGCTGGAGGGCGATGATAGCTTTCCCCGATGTCTCATAGGGCATCCCCCCGCGCTGTGTCTGGTAGAGGCTCGAGAGCTCATCGAAGAGCACCCTCACGTCCCCCTGAAGCCTGTAGAGGGCGTCGGAGAGCTGCCCCGGCTCCAGACGCTTTACGGAGCCTGTGCTTATGGCATCGGGGCGGGCCTTGAGAATAAACCCGGGCTCGGAACCACGATCTTCAAGGTCCTGGAGGGCTCCTTCTGTCAGCGCCCCCTCTTCCACCATCCAGCCTGTGTTGTTGCTCCTCGAGGCGTTGTCGATCACCAGAGAGTTAATCTTGTTGAACATATCCTGAGCATCCAGGAGCCTGTGGATCTCGCCGTAGGGTGTGGCCTCATCGTGATGTAACGCGCCGCAGAAAAAAACGAAGGGGTGGGATCGATGTTTGTAGGGACTTCTGTAGTTGTAAAGAAGAACGTCGCCGGTTACACCTGCCGTCCACCACTCCCGACGTATCTTCGTCTCCACGAAATAGTTTTCATCATCATCGGCGATGTCGTCTACAGACACAGCCTCAGCGTCTTCGTCGACCGCCGGCTCCCAGGATCCGTCTTCGGGGTCGCGGCCCCACACCTTGTGTTCGGCGATGCGCTTCTTGTACCAGATCGTGATGACGGTCTTGGTGTCCTCGGCATACTCACGCTCCTTGGCGGTGTCGTCACCATCATCGCGGCTTATATCTTTGGCGAAATCTTTGGCGTAGGCTGTCATACGCCCACGCAGGGCACCGCCGCCCTGCCGCCTGTCGACGCCCTGTATCCGGTAAGCCTTCGCCGGATAGGTCATCTCCAGTTCCTCGTGGGGCACCTCCTCCTCGATCGTCAAGAAGTTGATGCCCCTCCTGCCATCTAAACTCGGCGAGCGATTCGAGGGGTCCAGATACACGTCCATAGGGGAGCGGTATTCCAAAGAAAGCTCCCCGGACATCGGGCCGTGGCGTGTAGCCTGCTCCTCCTCGTGGTCTATGCCCTCCTCGAGTATCCCCAGCCCCACCTTCACCTGGTCGCCTACGGCGTCTACGACTTTGGCGTCGAGGTCCGTGGTTTTTATGCCCGCCGAGAACTCCACGATGTCGCGGAACGCCGCCGAGACATCCTCGTCTTCCATGCCCCGTGCTATCATCTCCGCCCGGGGCTTGGCAGACGTAAGGATGCCCACCTTCGTATCCGTCCTGTTCCTGATAAGGTTAAGTATCAGGAAGAAGGCATCGTCATCGTCACGGATCTCCGGTGGGCGCTGGTCGTTCTCGTAGTAGTTGAAGGCACGCTTGGCGTGATACCGCCAGAGCTCCGACCCCGACTTGGCGGCGTAGTGCTTGGCCATGACATCACGGACAAAAAGCGCCTCCTCCTGGGCCCGGAGCTCGCTCTCTACAAGATCATCACCAGGGTTGACCTCGGGGTAGTCGCCGCCGAAGATAGACTCCGTGTCGGACGAAGGCTGAGGTCGCGCCGCAGTAAAGGACTTGGGTGTCTGTGCCATGCTACCCCTTACGCCTGCCACCGCGCTTTACGCCTGTTCCCTTGAGTTGCGCCGGCGCCGACATCCTCACCTTTTCGCCCTTGTAGGTGTCTCCGACCTTCTGTGGGCGCTTTACGGGTTTCTTCTTCCCGTGAGCCATCAGCTTGCCGTGGCTACGGGAACATTGGCTTTCGTGCCCTTTGCGATGCACTCTGATGTCGTGCTCTTGGCCATCGTGCCCTTCTTCGGCTTCTCCTTGCCTGTAGCTTTGGTGCCTTTCGTGCCCTTATACATTTTTTGCTCCTTGCTTGTGCCGTTTCCGGCGGTTTCTGCGGCTCTTTCGTCGGGTTTCGTCCCGCTCGATTACTGCCCGCAATACGTTGTCAGTCTTATCGCGATCCTTCCGGCGCGCCACCTTCTGCTTTGCAGCCTCGTCCGTGCATATGCGGTGGATACCTTCGAGAGCATCGTCCCACCGCGTGAAAACCTCGTGCATGGAATCCGGTAGCAAAGATCCTATAGCTTCAGCACCGGCACTTTTCTGCAACTCGCGGTAGAGGGCGTCCTTGAACCGTAGCGCCATCGTGGATGCCGCAAGACGCACCACCGTCTGGATGTCGTCGAGGAAATCCTGGGGCGTGACACCGAAAGCCTCCAGCGTCTCGGCATCTACCAGGGGAACCTCGAAAGTCACTCGTGCCATAGACATAAAAACGCCCGGTGATGGGAGGCGAAGGCGGGTGGGCGCCCTCGCTCGGTCCCACCACCGGGCGAAAATCCTATGTATAGTTTAGCCTACTTCAGGCCTTCTCCGATAGAGCAAAGCGTCTGAGCCAATCACTTTTTGTTATACACACATCCCCATACCCGCACCCCCGATAGTCGGGGTTGCGCTTCTGCCCCTCCCGCAGCCCCCAGTGGCAGGGCCCACAAGACCTGGGGCCGGGGACAGCCTCGCCCGTATCATCCAGGGCGCGCCGGAACATAGCGAGGTGGGGGACTTTGCCGTTCACGCTGCACCACAGAAAGTCGGGCAGTCTGCACACCCGGGGCCAGAAAGACGCCCCCCACGAAGATCCTCACGTAGCATCTTGTACCTTTCCCCTTCCCATATCTCGCGGAAAGGCGTCTCGAAGACGTTGCCCAGGGCGTTCTCGCGCTGGCGATCGCGCTCGTTGTGTTCGTTTGACGTACAGCAGCGGATGACGGATCCATCCACGAAGATGATGT